AACCGTACCGTCGTTGGAGTAGAAACCAACGTTGTAGGTGCAGCTGCCGCCAAGGTTGTCAGAACCTACGAGGACGGACACAAGGGTCGCATGGGTTGGTACAGGTGCCAGCATTACGATGTCGTCATCGGTGCTGTCACCAGCGGCAAGTGCCACGTTGCCCTGAGCAATGCGGATACGACCGCCAAGCTCAGATGCGTTGTTAGCAACTTGCGGGAGTGCCTCAAGGTTGGCAATGAGGTCAGAGTTTTTTGTCGTCATCTCTCAATCTCCCTTACGCTGCGCCGTCAAGGTCATCTTCGTCACACTTGATGCGAACAACCATGTTCTCTTGCATCCGTGTAGCGCCGATGTCCATGCAGTAGTAGACCTGGGTTGCGTAACCCTTGTCTGCGCGCTCATCAATCCGAGCCGACACGTCTTTGCCGACACCCAGCGCCAGACCTTCCTCTGCCCAAGCAAAGCAAGTACGGACGTTGTTGGCATCAACCGACAGGCGGTTCGACATGATGAAGTTGAAGCCCATGAACTGATTGATTTCACCCTGGACCAGAGCCTTCACAGTGTTGAAGTCGGCAGAGGTGACGCTGGTGTCAGCAAGCAGTGCATGGATTTGGCTTGGGCCCATTACGATGTAGCGAGGAATCGAAGGGTCAACATCAGCCGCATCCAGCAGACGCTTGGCTTCGCGCAGCTTGGTCAGGTTCATGTTGGTGTCAGCACCACCGACAGAAACTGCAACATCCTGGTTGGTGTCGAAAGCGGTCGAGGTCGAGCCGGTTTCGCCAGTGTTGGCAGCAGCGTCAAATGCAGTGATGATAACATCGTCCATGGCACGACCCATAGCAGCGGCTGCTGCCTGAGCGTAGGACGAGGTTGGGTCGATGAGCATACGAACCTTGTCTTGGTCGTCGATAAGGTCGGCGTACTCATACGATGCGAGGCTCAGGCGACGACGCGCATGTGGCGTATCCATCTGAGGGGTGTCGGCGTGGCGAGTAGTCCGCAGTTGCGCGGTCGCTACACCAACTTGGTCGATAAAGGCATTTTTACCAACAACATTCTCGATGCGCACAGTATCACGCAGACGGGAACCCATCTGCTGTGCAAGCATCTGCACATTCGCAGAATACTGTTGTACAAATGCCGTAGTGACTTGAGTAGACATCCTGTCTCTCCTTCTACGTCATGGTTGCACTAGATTCCGGTGTGCTACCCTCTCGGACACTCCTAGCTTTTCGAGCCTGCTTGCGGCCACCGTCTTTCCGGTTGTCGGCAGGACGAGTTTCCTCGCTACCCTGCATGACCCACTCGTAGTATTTATCTGCGAGTCGGGCCGGTTCGACTACATCACGCGCGGTTCCAAACTCAATCGCGTAACGTAAACACTCAAGGCGCACATGGACCAAATCATCCTGTTCCATGCAGAACGCCCATCAAATCTTGTACACGCTCAATGGCCGCTTGGCGACCAATCACGTTCTTACGGTCCCAATACGCATGTGACTTGTCATTCATAATCGCATCAATCTCTTGCTGCGCTGACTGACGGGTCATCATGCTGCTGCTAGGAGCATCAGATACCGTGTCTTCACTGGTCACACTTTGCCTGAACTCGGCCATTTTTGCAAATGCCTTAATAAAATCAGGATGATTCCCGACTTTCGTGCCATCTGCTAACTTCATTTCAAGCAACTCACCGCCGCCAAACTGCTGTGCAATTTTGCCAGCGTCTTCAATGCGGGCGTCAAAGTCATCGCCCCACTCCTTGCGAAGCGACATCTCGGTCTGGCTGCGCTGTTGTGTCTCAGCTTCTGTTGTCATTTCAGAGGCTTGTGAGGCCATGCTGCGATAATAGTCCATGATGCCGTTAGCTTGGTCCGGCGTCAGGCGCAGTTTATGCGCTATGTCAGCGTAAGACTTGGCGACATCCTCTGTGACAATATTGCCATCGACAGCAATCTCGTAGCCATCGACGGATTCTGGTCTACCTAACCTGTTGTAAATATTGTCCAAATCCTCGTCGGTTGGGTTTACGGGGACTGGAATCTTATCAGCACCAATCAGGCGCTGCGCGTTGACGTAAGACCTTGCGAGGTTCTCTACGTCCTTAATTGGGGAGAGACTTGGATGGTCCCTCAGTTCCTCCGGTATCGTTTGCAAGAAATCGTTACCAGACCCGCCTTGGGCCACCTCTGCCGGTGTTTCCAGCACAGTTGGCTCAGACTGGGCTACCTGTTCGATAGCTTCCTCTGACATAGTTACTCCTGTGTCATCATGTTGTGAATGTGAAGAAGAACGGCACGTTTGCCCTCTTCAAAGGCTGTGGCATTGGGGTCACCCGCCACATAGCTCAAGGCCCGCCAGTTTGAACGTGCCTCGAGGTCTCTGAGAACCTTCTGCCCAGCTTCGCTGCCAAAGGTCTCGGTATACATATGCTTTAGCTTTTCGATGTCCTTCACGACTGTACCATCCTGACTGCCTGTGCAGCTTGCGCTGTGGTGTAAACATCCTCTTGGTCACGCTGGCGCTGCATGGCTTCTGCCTCTGCCTGCGCCCGCGCTTGCCGTGTCTCGTCAACTTCACGCTGCGATTTGAGCGTGGTCTTCGGAACACCAAGGGAGTCTGTCACATGCTGCACCAGACCGTCAGGGTCGATATGGTCGCCAACCGGCAGGCTTTGAGCCAGCGGTAGCAGGATTTCAAGAGCCCGCATTGTGTTGTTCAGGCTGCTTGATTTCTGAGCCCGTGCCAGCGGTGACACATACTCCATATCAATATCCATCCCTTGAAGAACCTCCGGCGGGGTGGCAAGCATGTCGTTGCGCAGCATCAGTGCGAACACCCGGTCAATCAGCGGGCGAAGCAACTCGTTCATCAGACGGCCAAGGACCGGGCCAATGACGCGCATGCGCTCTTCCTGACGCTGGATAACCTCGGTCGCAGTCATCTGCGGGGAGCCAGCAGTCAGAATCTGGTCAACATAGAACGCCTGACGGATAGCAGCACGGCGCTGCTCTTCCATGTTCAGGCCAATCGGAATGTTTGCGCCAGTGTTTAGCGGCGTAATCGTCTCGCGTGTGCCAGCGCGGAAGAAGTTGAGGCCACCAGGCTGGGTGCGGATAGGCAGCAGGAAGCCGTCATCAGGCACCAGCAGCGGCGGGTCAATCTGCTTCTGAGCCGCCTGGATGATGGTTTTTGACATAAGATTCAACATCTTAACGTCAGGCAGCGCCGTCATCGCTGGGCTGCGCCCCATCACCTCGCCAGTAGCTTTCAGGAAGCGCGGGACAACGTAGGGCAGTTCTTCAAAGCCACCCTCGCTAATAATCATGCCCGTGTTCTTGCACACATAGACTGACATAAAGGGCATGTTGAGATTGTCACGTTTTGTAACATCTCGTGAAAGTCGCGGCAGGACCGCATGCAGAATCTCGATTTCCTCGTCAGGAGTCTTTTCAAATTTCTTTTGAATGAAGCTGCCGACGTTATCAAAGCCAAAGCGCTCAACAGCCTGCGCTGCTGTGGATTTGTACATACGGAACACGGTGTTGACCATGCCGTACTGGTCTTCTGAGACATAGTATTCTGAGATGTGCCGAGTGCTAAATCGCAGCTTGTCACGGTCCATCTCTGTGAACATGCAGGCTGTGCCAAAGACCACAAGGTCTACGTAGGCTTCGTGGATTTCAGTCTCAAAGTTGGAGCGCTGAAACGCCTGCATCATGCGCATGCTGGTGTCTTGCAGCCACTCGCGCACGTCATCGTCACGGTTAAGCTGCTCGTTTTTCACGTCCAAATGGAACCAAGGGGATGCCCCGCTGGTCAGCATGCCATGCAGGAAAGCAGCCATAAGGTCGATGGACTGGAGCGCAGTGCCGTCGTAAATCAACTCCATACGCTTTTCACCGCGAGAGCGCTTCTTCACGATGTCCGCTTTACGCGGGAGCATATAGTCAGCCAGTTCCTGATAATGGGTGTCCCAGTTATCCCGGCGGCTTTTAAGAGAATCAAATCTCTTGAGTAACGGTGCTGCTTCCTGTGCCATGCTTAACCCATCAAAGTTGGTTTGCCATCAGTAGGCTGAACAGTTTGCCCAAGCGCACCAGCGACAATAGTTGAGCCGCGCCCCTTGCGACGGCCACGGGCCTCAAGTTCTGCTTCTTCTGCCAAAGCACGAGCGCGGCCAATGTCAGGCTCCGGCGGGGGTGGCGGTGGAGGCGGTGGTGTTGGCATAGATGGTGTTAGGAAGCTCATAATACCCTCTTGGCTACGGTTGCGGTGTTTCAGTCTGCGGGCCAGCAAAAAACATGGCGTCTGGTGGTGGTGGCTCCGGCATTGGAGGCAGAACCTCTCCAGACACCTCGTCTACACTGTCAGCGCCGTATTCCTTTTGGATTTTTTCCGCTTTTCTATAAAGGTTAAACTGTTGCGTCAGCATATCACCTCTTTCGGCCAACGGCCTCATTTCCCCTCTAGCCGTTGAT